TTAGTTAGCATTTTCTACCTCGGGCAGTTTTATTTCCGTTACCCTTTTCCATTCCTTTGTCCCCTCTACTTTATATACTTCGCTGCGATTTTTCGAGAGAAATCTTGTCAGTTCATAACAGTTGATCCAGATCTCATTGTTGCTCTCTTTCTGGGATTCATCGAACACCAGCTCCAGACCGAAATGCAGGTGCACTGTCTCGATATTATTGACATTCTCCTTTGCACTGTAACCGGTATGCCCCATATAGCCGATCACATCCCCCGCCGAAACGATATCTCCCTCTTTCAGGTTTTCCGCATAGGGGTAGTTCTGCCGCAGATGGGCATAATAATAGTATCGCTTCTTATCAAAGCTGCGGATGCCTATGCGCCAGCCGCCGTACTGGTTCCAGCCCAATGCCTCCACATAGCCGGATTCGGTGGCGATAATTGGTGTACCAATAGGAATAAAAAACAGAATGCTTGAGCATCCTGTGACTGGTAATGCTACCACACTATATCTTTTAGATCGCAATCCTCTTCTCATTCCTTCCGAGCTGGATATAATGCAGATAATACGCCGGCAGGTTATCGCCGAAGGCATTCTGCAGATCAGGGTATCGTGCCCGATATGCTCTCACATTGAATGAATCAATAGCCTGCCTTCCCTCTCTCATGCCGTGTGCGATAAAGTGATTGAACAGTTGCGCCCTGTCATTACCAAATGCGGCTTTCAGATCACTGTATCGGTCACTGTAATATTTTGTTTCAAAGACCGGCGCATAGTCCAGCCCGCCATATATGCAGCTTCCGCTTGCTGGTCCAGCCGGCAGCGTCGTCCCGGCAATTCTTCTTTTGACAGCTTCCCACTTTGTATTATCGACATAGTATGCCGGACACTTTTTTCCAGTTACATCAAAATGTCTGATTACCCTATCGATGGGTATATTGTACTTTTTCATCAGTACCCGCGTCAACAGGATGGCGTTCTCCAGAGTCTTTTCCGTCACATCATACTTTCCGTTCCTGACGACATCGCACAGTTCGATGCTGATGCTGTTTGCATTTGTCGCAATTTTATAGAATTTTGCACCTCCGGTCTTTTTGTAGTCAGAATACCTGCTACCGCCAACCGAATATGCTGTATAATCATCCGGTACAGACACGGTTACGGAATCATCATCCACAAAGTAATGGGCTGATGTCTTTGTGATGTTTTTCCTGAAATAGTTCCCGCTGGCTTCGTCTGTCGCCCCGTCAGATGCTGTGTAATGCCAGATAATATATCTTATCTTTGACACACTCCTGCGGGATCCATAGTTTGATCTGTGGGCGTAGTTTATTTTTGTTTTATATGCCATAATCCCCCTTTCTACTCTCTCTTCTATAACCAATGTAAGGAGAGGGCAACTATTCGCCCCCTCTGTCTTTTGTATCAATAGTTCCCTGTTTCTGCTCTCCCAGCTCCTCAACCTGTGATTTTATATTTCGGGTAAGCTTTTCTAAAAATGCCGGCAGTTCCACTTCCATATCCTTTATGTTCTCCAGAATACTGATGATCTCATTGCAGATGATCCATATGGCAACAATACAAGCCACCAGGAATGTAAACGGAAGTGCTATGCCAATCGTTTCAGAAGCGTATTTCAGCAGCACATCGATGATTGCCCCGACCGCCACCAAAAGCCACATACAGACTTTTTTCATGATACCTCTCATCGATTTGTAGGAGCTGATATTCTCGCCTCTGAATTTACATGCCATCAGGCCTGTCCCATAATCGATCAGATTGCTGAGTACCATCAGCCCTATTGGGACCGCCAGTATGCCCAAGATTGAAGTAAAAAAAGAAGAGACTGCCGTCACAGTCCCTTTTACAATATTTTCATTTTTCATTATAATCCTTCCTTTCTCGTGTTGTCTATTTCCCTGCCTTACACCGCCGATCGGGCGGATCCCTTACAGCACCTATACACTTACTATCCATTATTCCCTGATTCCCCGCTTTCCAGAGCCGCAATTCTTTCCTCTAATGCTGCATATCGTTCATCCGTATACTTCTTTGAATCTAAAAGTGCCTTTTTAGCTGAGATTGCCTGAACAATTATAACTTCCTCATTATTTGTTTCAACACTTGATTTCAGTATCACTCCCTGATTCCCAAATATGTACAGCTGCCCAAACGCCTTTGTGATGCAGTTCATCGTCAGTTCCGGGGCTATCTCAATCATATCGTCCAGGGTTTTATCTGCAATACTTTCGCCCTTTTTGACGATCAACATTTCATGATTGTTTATAAATATCTGACAATTATTAAAATAAACGCCGTCAACAAATGCAAAATTTTTCTCGCTGCTCATCACCATACATTCATCCGAATTTGTGATTTTATATAAGTTATAATAGCTGACGAAATTCATGATATATAACTCATCTTTACATTCAAAAACTTTTGTATTTGCTCTTACTGTTATATTAGTCGTATAATCATTCGTAGTTATTGTGTCCCCACTGATTCTTCTGATGTAATAACTGGATGTCCCCATTCTTGGTTCCTCAACTACAGCAATAATATCTCTCGAATTTTTTGCCATGTTATATTGGAGATAGTTGCTGTCCTGCTCCGATTCCCATTGATCTTCCAGATTTCCGACACAGATATATGTTTTTGATGTAGAAGACTGTATGTTTCCAATTACTATATATTTCCCATTTTTGGGATAGACAAGAAAATATTCTGATGCATTGCCGTTCTTACTCTCAATCTGCTTTTTCTCATACACCGTAAAGTCTGATGTAACAACTATCAGCCCCGACTGTATTTCCCTACTTGTTCCATCACTCAATTCTCTGCTCTCTTTATAGCTTCCTGCGAGAACAAACCTGCTGCCATCCCAATCGATATCATTTAATTTACAATCCTCATATTCCAGCATATACGTCTGCCAGGCCTCACCATCCGTAGTATATACTATGCTTCCGTCAACGGTTATTCCTACCAGATATCCGTTTTTATAAATAGCTTTTACAAAATCTGCAGAAACTCCGGACTGCATCTGTATCCAGTTAAAATCTTCAACTTCCGTTACAATTGCACTTTCTGACAATGTTGTTATATTTGTTTTTCCCAGCATATTTAAGACCTCCTGACAAGTATATTGGCGGTTAATTCATCCATAATATCAATAGAGCTTGTTAGTTCCATATATCCATCATGCGCCACTGGCATGATCAGCGCTTTTGAAGCAAGTTCAAAAGAATATTCATCAAAATAAACGTCACACAGAGAATTGGCTGTAATGGCGTCATTTTCAATCCTGCAAACTTTATTCACAAATTTTATTGGAACATCTCTGATAATGATCTCACGATTTTGTATCTCTTTTGCCAGATTTGTATAGTTGATTATCCGGTCCTCTATCAGATCCAGTCTCTCACTGATCTCCTCCACATCAAAGGCATTTAAAGTCTCCAGGATGTTGTTTTGTTCTGTCATCACAGTATTAAACTGGGCCGCTGTCTTCTCATACTGCCCCATCAGGTCAGCAATCCGCTGGTACTGCGCTATAATCGCCAGAAATACATCATCCGTCGGCTCCGTAGATACGTTCCCGCCGGAAATAGCACCCTCTTTGATATCGATTGTGCATAGCGTGGATGTGACTACAGCGGTATCCTTAATGCCGAACACCCCAATATACATGCGCCCTGCCCGCGCCATCGCCGCCGCAGGAATCATACAAGTATCATCGTTCCCCAGCACTGCGTACTGCACATTTGCTTGGTCCTGGTAGAATACGCCCGTTTTGGTAAATCCATCCCATGATTCATCAAATATGAATTTACAGGAATCAAAATTACTGTCTCCTGAAGCAATGATTTCCTGATTCTGAATAGTCAGGAGCTGTTTCTCCAATAATAATTTTATCTGTGCCATAATACTCCCTTTCTTAAGATATTTTGCACTCCATCAGAAATTTATTCCAGGATACTTTGCATGCGTTGTTGTAAGAATTGTAACATCTCAGAGATGCTCCTATACTTGTAATCTGGCTTACATTTGTCATTTCTGTTCCTTGTATCTCGACGGAAAATTCTTTATTACTATGCTGTGTATTTCCACTGATTCTATATACATCTTTTCTGTATTCTTTTAAGGTTGGAAAATCCGGAAATTCCGCACCAAGTACCAAATAACATTCTCTATAGTTGATTCCATTTGTTGGTGATATATTATACAAAGATGTTTCTGTGATCGTGACTTTTATATTTTTAATATCAGTAATTTTTATTGGTTCCGGCAAAATGTATTTTGTGCCTGCTATTGGACTGCTGCCGTTATTAACAAAATGTATGTATGTCCCCCCAAAGTCTAAATTCACAATATACGGCAAAATTATACCAGAAGATCCTCCGCACTTAAAAGGGATCACTGCATCAGCACCTGTCTCTGCATCCGTCACCACATATCCCGGTTTCCCTTCTGCGTCCTTTCCGAACCTTATGCCGCCATTTACCTGAATTATCTTTTCTGACAGCTCTGCATCCGTCAGTCTTACTTTTCCCAAATCTGCCTGCGCCATGTATTATCCCTCCATTTCGTAGATAAGATGCCCGTTTCCATCAATATAAAAATTATCCGCCTGTGCCTCTGTGTCTGAATTCATCCACAAATGCCCATCTTCCCTGATTTCAAATGCAAACAGTCCTGAACTGCCGGGCGAATCTCCACCACCGGAACTGCCAGGGTTTCCTTTTTCCCCTCTGGGAATCACAAAGTTCAGAACAGCCGCCTGTGTGGTTCCGACATTTTCGACCACCGCCTGTGTCCCCGGCTCCCCTGTTTTCACAATTCCGACCTGCACTGTCGCTGCAGCTCCCGCTTCCCCCTGTGCCTGCTGCCCGGTGTCTTCATCACCTATAAACCAGTTTCCGCTCTCACCGATAATGGGCACCTTCCCATCCACCCCATCACTTCCCTTCAAAGACGAAAGCCATTCTTCCTGCGTACCGATAAACCCGTTATTTACCGCTATCTCAAAGGCAGATAACCCATCTCTTCCATCCGCACCGTCTTTCCCATCTGCACCACTTGGAATCTGCGCCACCGCCTGATCCACAATCCTTTCAACCTCTTCTGTCTTCGAGTAATCTGCAAGAAGTTCTTCCGTCTTTTCCTCCGATATGTAACCTGCATCATTCTCAAAAGAACTGATATTTTTAGGGACTGCTGCCGGCGCAACGATACCACTTTTATCTGACAGTACCCGCCTGCTTGCCCCCAGATAGAATATAGAATTTTGCGGGGCTGCAATACAAATCTGTGCTTTACTGAGCAGATACTTCCCATTTATCCCGTGTGGCCTGCTCACTACCGGCACATACTCACATATATTCAACGCTTCAATATCCGGATCCGTCAGATTTAGATCCACTGCTTTTATCTCATAGGTTTCCTTCAATGTGATAAAAGAACCGTATAGCTTATCCTTTGCCTTTTTCAGCAGATTCTCCGGCAATGTCACATCCGTCCAGACAGATTCATCCTCCGGTGCATAAATGATCCCGTATTCTTCAGCCTTTTCTTCGTTGATAAGATATTTTTTGCCGTCGTTTACAGAAGATATATCGATCTTTATGCCGTCTATCCCCGCTCCAATTGGCCTGATCGCTGTATAAGTCTCCGTTGCATCCCTCTCAGATGACATATCTATCATATTCCTTGCAAACTCTATGCTCTGTTTTGAAACAGTATCATAATCCGAAAGCCAGTCAATATAATCTCCATCCTTTTCATACCGTATCCTGATATGCCCGCCCAGAGAAGATTTAAAACACTTATCCTTCAGGGCATTCCAGGAATTCAGAACACTTTCACTGCTTCGGACAATATAATCGTTGTTGTCGACCACCGTTATGATTCCTACCTTGAACTGCTGCCAATCCATCACCTGTGCATTATGGTTTTCAATAATCATCCTGAACAGTTCCACCGGACTTCCGGAAAAGGAAAAGGGCTCTATATAAGAATCGTTCAAAAAGGTCAGTTTCCCTTCCGCTTCCACAGCTTTTCCGTTGTAAAAATCCTTCTTATCCGAGATTACCCTTCCCCTGAACAGGGTCATACCATCCCTGACCACAGACAGGAGTGGATACAGCTTCTTTATTGTATGGTAATTCAGGTTGTCCTCATAGATTTTAAAAGAAAGGCGCCCCGCCCCGTTATCCTCAAGGGTCAGCTTAGGATCCACTAATTTCAAATAGGGGTTCCGTGGGTGATAGATCTGCCGTTCTCCATTTTTTATGATAATCATATCAGTTCTCCCTCTCTGTATTCCAGTCTGATAGTTCCCCGCCCTGATACTTTCAGCCTGTTCATTCCGTTCTGGAAAGTAATTTCCGGTATTTCGTACACTCCGGTTTCCAGAGAAAATCTGATGCCTTCATAGCTGACAGCAATACTGCCCTTAACCGTTATAACCGGCATGACCGGCATTCTTTTACTGAACAGAATAATTTCTTTCGCTCCGTTTATTTCCTCCTCATGAACCAGCAATTTTTTCATCTTATAGGGTTTTACTTTTGCTTTCATACACAATTCATAGATATTTCCAGTCTGCTTTTCACTGGTAACGGATACCCTTCCCTCATAATAAAATTCCGGTTCTCTATCCAGAACAATCTTCATACGGTTCCCGTGCAGATCATTTTTCATTTGTTCTTTTTTATCCGGATCAAACAAAGTAAATTTGAAATCAATTTCTCCGTCCTCGAATACCACACCGCCTACCGCTTCCGTCAGATCAATAGATGAATTTCCGCCTGCTATGTCCACATAATTCTCTTTGACCGACGGCGGTGTTATCCGGGCATAATTCATAACGGCTCCGTAATCATCCTTTGAGCGTTTATCACCAAATGCCGCTCCATACACTGTCAATTCCTCCTTCCCCGCAAGTGATTCTCCCATGCAAGTTTCTCACTCATAGGCTCCGCCAGTTCTCCCACCAGTGCGCCGGTCTCCAGAACAATCTGCCTTTTTGCCAGTTCCGGAAGGTATGCTGCCAGCAGATCATACAGCTGATTTAACAGTTCATACATCCGGCTGTTATTTTCCGCCACTGCTGCAGATATCATATTCATCAAAGTCTGCGTGCCGCTCACCACTTCACTCCCGGCTTCTCCGCCTGCCATGACCTGCCCTGCCCGGTTGATGCCAAAGGCAGTCGGCCTGTCCATAATCAGAGGATTATCCATAGCCTTCTGATACCAGTCCACATCAAACTTCGGCAACCCCGGCAGGCCTATCTTTTCTGCAAGGCTCCCCAGCATGCCACTGGAATCCCATTTGATATTAAAATGGGGTAGTTTGATATCCGGAAGCTTCCACTCAAAATCGAAAAAGCTTTTAATATCAGATACTATCTTAGATACCGCATCTCTTGCACTTCCAAACACGGAACCTATCTTATCCGCCACACTCCCAAAACGTTCTGCTATTACAGATCCCATCTCCTGGAATCCGGCTATGGCGTCGGTTTTCAGCTTCCGAACCGCTTCAAGCCCCTTTTCACGAATCTCCTGAAATCCGAATATGCCGCTCTTGCTCACACTTCCCAGAACATCCTTTGCAGCGCTTCCAAATTCCTGAAACTTACTGACAGCGCCCTCTCTGAAACTCTCTATCTTTTCGACCGCGGCATTTTTAAATTCTCCAATCTTTTCACCAGCTTTTTCCTTTAACCGGGTTGCCTCATCAACAATCTTCTCTCTGGCCGAGGTAAATTTAACAGACCATTTTTCTTTCAGGTCACGAAACTTCTCCTCTCCATCTTCTTTCAGTTTCTGGAATCCGTCTGTAATACGTTCCTTCATCTCATCGACTTTTTCAGAGGCGTTATTTTTCATTTCCTCAATTTTCGAAACAGTACTTTCTTTCAGTCTGTTTATCTTTTCTTCTGCCCCATCTTTCAGTTCCGTGAATCTTTTTACAGCATTATCCTTCATCTCTGTCACTTTGCTGACCACTCTTTCTTTTAGCTCCCCAGCCTTTTCTTTGATCGTGTCCCAGTTTTTATACAGAGTAACGCCTATTGCAACAAGAGCCGCTATGCCCGCTATAACAAGCGCTACAGGCGCGCTGATAGAACTGATCACTGGTATCAGAGTAGTAATGCCTCCGATCAGTTTGCTGCCGATGCTGATCACGGATCCTACTCCTGTCGCTATCTTTCCTACAAAAACAAGTACTGGCCCAGCCGCCGCCAATACTGCTGCCACCGTTATAATCATTTTTTTCGTGCCGTCATCCAATCCCGATATCCAGTCGCATAGTTTAGAGAGCCATTCCACCCCCTGTTTCAGGTAAGGCATGATCAGTGTTACGAACTGGATCGCCAGCCCCTCCAACTGTGATTTGAGTAATGTCAGCTGACCGGATAAATTATCGTTCATCATGTCTGCCATTTCTTTTGCGGAACCGCTGCTGTTATTGATAGCCAGACTTAATTTATCGTAATCCGCCGAAGTTGCGTTCAAAATCGCCAAAAGGCCTTTTTTTGCCTCCTCGCCAGCAACCGTGGATGCTATCTCTGCTTTCTGCTCTGTAGTCAGCCCCTTCGTTGCCTCCCGGAGTTCCGCCATCACATCCCCAAAATCTCTTGCTGTCCCATCTGCATTATAAAATTCCACTCCCAGTTCATTGATACACTCCGTGGCGCCGCTGGTATTTGTTGCAAGTCTCGATATGATGGCATTTAAGGATGTACCCGCCATACTGCCTTTAATGCCACTGTTCGCCATAAGGCCAATAGCAATAGCTGTATCCTCCATGCTGTAGCCCATGGTCCCGGCCATGGCTCCTGCATATTTAAAAGTTTCCCCCATCAATTCCACATTAGTATTTGCGTTAGAGGAAGCTGCTGCCATGACATCTGCAAGCCGTCCGGCATCACCTGCACTGTATCCCATAGCTGTAAGTGCATCCGTCACAATATCAGAAGTAGTCCCCAGATCAGCACCTGAAGCCGCCGCCAGATTGAGTACTCCATCCAGACCGTCCAGCATATCCCCTGTCTTCCAACCCGCCATCGCCATGTATTTCAGGGCTTCCGCCGATTCCGAAGCGGAGAATTTAGTGGTTTCTCCCATCTCTTTTGCCTTATTCTCCAAAGCGATAAGATCGTCCCCTGTTGCACCGGAGATGGCCCCCACTTCCGACATTGCAGATTCAAAATCCGCTGTGGCCTGAATAGCCTTTGTTCCAATCAACGTAATCGGCGTCGTAAGGCCAAAGCTCATTTTTGCCCCCAATTTTGTTGTCTTTTCTCCAATGTCCGTAAATTTATCCGATAAATTTTCTGAAAAAGACTTTGCTTTGTCCGTTGTCTCATCGATCGCACTGTTCGCTTCCGAGTTTTTCACGGCGATGGTTCCAAACAATTTAAATAATTCCATGTAAAGGAGCTCCCCCTTCCTTGCAAACAAAGAAAGAGCTGCTTTTCCTTCAGCTCTCTCCTTATTCCGGGGATATCCTGTCCAATATCCCCTTCGCCTGCTGCCTTACGGCCTCAATCTGCCGGTTCGTCATAGCATATGATGCCTGCTTTTTCCCCTGTAGCAGTTCATTTTTCCAGTCGCAGTACGTTTTATCCGTCATACTCAGGATATACGCAATCCACAGCCTGTCATCCTCTGTTTTCCGGTACTCTTCCTCTTTACGCTGCCGATCCGCCTCGAGCACACCGGCAACAAATTCTCCAAATCTTCCCTGCTCCATGTAGGCATTCATAAACCTGCCCGGATCCGCATACCTGGAATGAAGCAGGTCCATAAATGCAAACTCTCCTACGAAAGAAATCTGGAGAGCACCCTGAAAAAACTCGTATTTCTCGCTTCTGAAAAGGTGTCTATGATCATCAGAGGCAGAGTTCCAAATTCCATCTCCTTCATTTCCTCCACTGGAATGCCGGATATATCTGACCATAATCCATAAATCTCATCTTCCATCTTTTCCATATTTCTGATCAGAATATCCGCGATATTCAGGGATACCTCCATACCGATCTGCTCTAATACCTTTTTCTCGGATGCCGCCTGAATAAAAGCATCTTTACAGTCGCTGATGCCGATTTTTTTCAATATTCTCAGCAGCGGAAACAGATCCCCGTCCTTCAAATGCCGCAATGTATACGGTCGGGTGATTGGCTCTTTTTCTTCTGTCTCCATTTCTATCCCGGGATCTTCCCGCATCAATTTTTCCATCTCTTCTTTTCCCATAAATCCGCACCGTTACCCTTCCACAATTATTAAGATCTTTTTTTCCGTTGCTTTTTTCTTCGCCTTATCCGGATAGAACAGATAAACCGGCAGCGTATCATACACACCGCTCTCAAAATCTGCGGTAGCTTTAAACACCGTTTTTACAACAGATGTTTCTTTATTCTTATTGTCCATCTCAAGCCCGGAGGAACAGATCGCATTTTCCAGAATTGCAATAACCTCTGTGCCGTCTGTCATCGTGCCGACGTAGGCAATATTATCCAAGTAATCCGATAATTCGATCAGCGATTTAGTCTGTATCTGTTTATAGCCGGGAATCATACTGTCAACCTCTTTTCCTACGATAGAACGCTTAAAGGAATCTAATGTATGCTGGGCAAGGTTTACTTCCAGCGTCGCTGATTCCCCGGTCTTCTGGTTGAGCCCCTTGATCTCCACTACTGCACCATCCACCTCGATCGGCGTGATCTCCGGCACGATGGACAGTTTATTCCCGCCGCTGGTGGCCCCCAGCACGTTTTCCTCTGAATCATCCCACGCCCCGACTACATAGTCGCCGACTGTCGGCTCAAAACCCTCTTCCAGGCCAATGAAAGAAGCTTTTGATTTTACCTGACTTAATTTAATATTTTCCGCCTCTGTCTGTTCATCTGCCTCGATCTTTCTGTACAGGTACTTAAAATTCTTAAACACTACGCCTGCCCCCAGCAAAAAATCATTGGGAGTATTACTGTTAATTCCTGATTTTCTCATGTTTCCACCTTCCATTCTTTCACTTTTAAATTGATCTGCATCCTTTTCAGTTCCTCATCCTCCACCAGAACCGGGAAACTGTTTTCATAAAATACTGCTGCCACCGCGCCGGATTCCGTTTTTCTCCTTCTCCCATCAATGACCGGAAAGTACTTTCTGATTCTCTCTTTCACACACTCCAATGCGCCCCATGTTTCACGTGAGAATCCGGTAAGGATAAATATACTGGTTTCCTCACCGGATTCACCTTCCGGTTCCAGTTCCTGGTACTCGCCGATAAAATAGGTGGCCGGAAGCGTTTCCCCTGAATCCGACACATATTCCATAAAGCCATATTTCAATTCCATCTCGTCCATGGCTTTTTTTATGAGGTTTAACGCATCACTGCTCATTCCGCCTCCAGCCTTTCTTTTAAAACCTGTTCTGCCCGTTTCGTAATTCGCCCTTTCAGGGAAGTGAACGCCTTGAAAAGAGGCCTTCTCGGCCGTTTTCCTTTCGTATAATGCCAATTTCCCTTCTCGTCCATATACCGCCAGCCGCCCTTGCGGCCGTCCCCGTTCAGGGCATACTCTCCGGTACCAAATTCTTCCCAAATGGCATTCTCATAGTTTGATCCCACATATCCTGTCAGCTCTACCTCATCGACAGCGTAGCTATAAGATCCTTTTGTCTGCCCGGTCTTTACCTTGGCATTCTGCTTCGTCTGTTTTTCCAGAAGCCCGCAAGCCTCATGGAGAAACACGATGGCTGCACTGCCTATGGCATCCTTTACTTTTACCCTGTTATCCTCAAACTCTACAGCCATTTCACCTGCCTCCTGTATATTTCAGATAAATCTCCAGATGCTCATGCATCCCCATTGGATCATCATACAGCATCACTTCATAAATCTCCCCGTCCACTGTCATTCGGCTGTTTTCAGGTGTGATCCTTATCTCCGGTTTTCCATTCTCCTGATATTTCAACTCTCTGTAATCAGTCATAAAAATATGGGTGGATTCCTGGATCTTTGCGTTATAACTTAGATGCTTTGCATCACCGTCTGACAGATCCAGCCAGCCTTTGATATCCTTTACTGCATCCGCATACTCTGTATTACGTGCGCCGATATCATCCTGTACCACCCGTTTCACCTGAATGACAGCGTCTTTATTCCCACCGATATTTCCCATCAGAACCTCGGCTTGACATAGGGCTTCAGAAAGCCAAGCAGGGAAACCGGATATCCCATCACCTGGTTTTCTGAATCCTGTTCATAGTAAGTAACGCTGTGTCTCGATAATGTCTCCGATTTTATTCCTACTTTGGCGCGGTTCTTTACTTCCCATATCATCAGATCAATTACGCCCTTCTGCACATCCACAGGATACACTACTTTTGTGAGCATATTGTAAGGTGTATCATACAACTCCCCCTCTACCCGGATTTTATTCTCTGATATCTCCGTAATCTCATATAAGCCATCATTTACTCCCGACTGTGAGATCTGAACCGTATCTCCGGTTTTAAAATAAGGGCAGCTCCCATGTATTGCCCCCGCAATGGCGGGCGCTGTCAGCCTCATGCGGCGGTTTTGGAAGTTATTATTGGTATAAGACCTGACAACACCTTCTACCGCCCTTAAACGGACGTTCAGCGCTTCTTTTTCCATCTCCTTGAATTCATCCATTGCAAGCAGATTTTCCACATTCACAATCATTCGGAACACCGCCTCTCCATTACTGTTTGATTACTTCATATCCTTCATGTTCCATAAACCACTGTGCCATTCTCTCCGAATGAACCTCTGCCTTCCCATTGGCAAACTGTACACCTCCCGCTCCGATCCCGCAGAAACCAGGATTATTCTTTACCCTTACTTTCCAGGCAGTCACCCTTTTTTTCGCAGTCTTCCTGCTTTCCACCGCTTTTTCGGCATCTTCTCCTGCATTTGCAGCAGTTCCTTCCACATTCACTGTATTCTTCTCCATATTTGCAATCTTTTCTTGCCTATCCATATCAATCTCCTTTTCTGCTACAATAAGGGCGTCCGCCGGACGCCCTACAGTTTACGCCGATATTTTAATATTCCTGAGCACTCCCGCATGCTGTGTATTCTTCAGCACTGTCGCCGTGATCATCTCCACTTCCGCATCTTTTACCGGCCCCGGTTTGGAAAAATCGGGTAAATACTTTTCCACAACAGAAGAACCATTTAAGCTGATTCCATGAAAACCGTCATTGACATCGAATTTCACCGCATAGATATCAGTCAATCCCGTTGTCTCCGTTTCTGCTTTGTTGATCTTCCGGGAAATGCCTTTCTTTACCACTGCATTTGCAGTTGCCACAGCACTCTCCCCGGTTCCTGTAACAGTATAATGATTCTGCAGATCCATAAAGCGCACGCCGTCAAGGGATACTGCCTTTTTACCGAAAGATTCTTCCGTCTCCGTCTTATACCCCAGCACCCGTGCCACCGTCTGAATTTTCGCGATTGTCGCTGTATTCATCAGCAGGGCATCCGCCTGTGTTTCCTTCACAAGCAGCATCAATGCTTCATAGAACTCATCCGCATTGCTTTTCAGACTTGTGATCGTCGATAAGTCGATGGCCTTATCTGTGCCATACTCTGTAGTTGTCCCGGCCAGCATAGAATCTAACCCCTCAAACTCCGGTCCATCGGTGGATGCCGAAGTCACCGCATCCCCGTTGATCAGCGTATAATGGAACAGGCTCACCACCGCCTTGATATGCTCCTCGATCTGATAGGCCAGATTATCCCAGCGCCCTGCTACCTTATTTAACACCCTGTCGATCTGGAGCGCGCCGCCCATGATTGTGAGGGCAGCTTCACAATCCTGTTTCGTTGCTGTACTCGCTGTATAGGTACCGTACAGTTTCCTGAACTGCGCCGCTGCGGGCAGGACTTTTCTCATGTATTTGTACTTCATCGTAGACCCGCCACCCACTGCACTCACACAGTCATCAAAGGGCAGTACCGCCAGTATATCCGACTGCCTGAGAAATACATCGACGATCTTATCGAATACCTTATCGTCCATTCCTTTCTTGATTTCTTCCAGTGTCATTACTGCCATAATATTACCTTTTTAACCTTTCTTTACTCTTTTCCTTCAAACTCCATTCTCAGAGCTTCCGCCAGATCTTTCGGTTCTCCTGTACGATCGCCTCCAGAAGACGGAAGCCTGTTCTCCTCCACCTTTCTGGTTTCCGAGGATGTAAACTGATCCGGGTACTGCGTTTTCAGCGCCGCAAGCTTATCTTCCATACCTTTCACCTTCCCGGCATCATCCAGGGAAAGCTCTCCTTTTTCTTTCAGCTTAAAGGTGATATAATCCACATCCTTGCAGTCTGCCTCTAAAAGTGCTATCTTCACCGCCGAATCCAGCTTTTCCTGTTTGAGCTGTCCCTGCAGCGTATTGATGGTCGTCTCATATTCCGTGATCTTCCCCTGCAGTTTCTCATCGCCTCCAGTGTTCTTCTTGAGCTCCGAGATCAGCTCCTGCGCCGTTTTCAACTGTTCTGCAATAGATCCGTTGTCTGTCTCCAACGCAGTATATTTCTCTTTGGAGATATAATTTCCTTCCGACAGATCAGCATACCTTATATGCTTCAGTTTATCCGGCTCCTTCGCGTTCGCCGCATCAATTGCCGCCTTTACCTGTGCATACAGCTCCTTTTCCAGTAATTCCTCTAACTTCATGTTTTCTCCTTCCTGCATTTCGTTTTATGCGGTTTCTCCCGCGATGCAGCGCCTGTTTTATTCTCTGTGCGCAAGAGATATTGCGGCTGCAGTTTTAACGCCGTGAAGCCGGTTTCGGGCATATAAAAAAGACAGCCGTTTTGACTGTCTCTTCTATCTTAGTTATTTTCTTTTTCTCTTAACGTCCTATCCGATGCATTTTCGCAAGCATGCTGCCCGGCTCCGGAATGAATTCTTTATACTCTCCATCTTCATCCTCATACTTGATCCCGTTTGCACATTCATCCTTCTCCTCATATGGAATCTCTATCAATGGTTTTCCATCTGGAAACGCATCACAGTAAATCATGTCGTTCCACTCATTACCATCATCTTCATGCCTATGTATACAAAAATCACATTTTGGCAATTTTAAACTCATCTTCTATACCTCGCAAAATAGGACTCTACTATTACTTTTACTATCGGCGGAACATCCTCTCCGTTTCTCACTCTCACAAATGCTTCTGCCAAAGCTTCATTTCCCGATTGACTTTCATCAGCATAACCAGAAATTCCCTTCAAAGCATCATATAATTGCTCTACCTGACGATCCTTCGCAATATATTCAAGGTCACTCTTACAATCCTGATACAGCATGACATGTGCCATTTCATGGGCAAGATAGTCTTCAAGTGACTTTCCTGCGAAACGCCCCATTACATACCTTAGCGGGATCTGTTTCACTATTTTATTAAAATCTGCATCTTGATTTACTACCATTTCCATCACACCATCATGATACCCAGTAATAAATATATCATTCTTTCCCGCTTTTTCAACAAAGATGGCATTCAACCGGATATCATATTCTGATTTCAACTTTAACAATGCAGTTTCCAGTTCATCCTTAATCTTTGGCGTAAAACCGTTGATTTTATACACGTCATCCGGGAACTGTATTTTCATCAGATGAGTTTTTGCTTTTTCCTTAAACTCATTATACGTCTTTGCCTTTACCCTGACAAGCCTGTCTTTTTCGCCGTCCCATTTTGTATAATACTTTTCCTCACTCAGTTCCCACTTCCCCGTTTGTACCAGGCAGCACCGGCAGTTGCAGTCTTCCGACGGATCTCCAAAACCGCCCGGAAACATCGCTTTCTTCCCGGCCACCTCAAATGGTTCCTCTATCTCCCTCACCTGCCCATCCAGTTCCCTGTGATGTGGCCTGGTCAGGTTATCCATTGTCGAATCCCACTGTTTTAAGACATCGGCCCCCCGGCTTTTCGCCCTCTGCTGGCAGTGCAGAGTAGCTTCCTGCTGTATTCTGTGGCCTTCCGTCCGGGCGATCCCTATAGCACGGTTAAAGGCCTTCATATAAGGACTTCTCATACCAAATGCAATGTTCTTTGCAATCATATTCCAGGAAGACCCATTTGCTATCCCTCTGGAAAGTTCTGAACGGATAGAATCTTTCAACTGGTTTACATCCTCGCCCATGCGTTGATACAAGCCTTTGGAAATTTTAGAATCTACCTGTATCGCCATTGCGGCCTCTTCCTGATTGATCGGAAAGAGTAACGGAATCCCCTGTCCCTGCAGATCGTACATCGTCCCGAAAAAGCCATTCTCGTAGCATTCCGTCAGATAATCGGCCACTGTCTCAAAAGATTCTGTATTCAGCTTATTCAATATACCACCAATCTGTTTTTTCAGCGCCTGCTGGTACTGTTTCTGCCAGATAATAGACTTTAAATTCTCCATGTCAGTCCTTGCTGACAGGTCGCTGATCTTCGCCGCACAGTCTCGCGAAGCCCTGGCATATATCTTTTTTAAGAGGCTGATAATCTCCGCTTCCCGTTCCAGAAACATTTTCTGCACTTCAAGCTGTCTTTTGTTCATACATCAGCACCGTCCTCTTCGTCATGCACTACGGCATCTAGCAGTCCTACGGCATCCTGTGTACTGCCTTCCCGTTCTGGCAGTTTATCTTTTATTTCCTCATAGTCAATATCCAGTATATTGCAGATTGCCTCAATAACAGTTTCATCATCCAGCATGTTCGCTGCTGCCAGAATGTTGTTGATCTGCTGCCCCTGTCTCTGCGCATCCGTCAGCTGAATCTGTGCATTATCCTGGGCATTTGTGATAATCTCACGCTGGAATTTAATATAAACATTCTTCAGCTGATAATCTGTACCGTTAGCTTTATTGATCTCATCCAGAACCACCTTTATGATATTTCTCAGGAATTTTTTCAGGCGCATTTCCAGTTTATTACATTTCAAATCCAACAGTGCGTATCTGCTCTTTATCACTACATTGGTGATATTTCCATCTCCCAGTTGCGCAGAATTAAAACCCATTCCAAACCGATAGATATTTTTTTCATCCAGTTCCAGTTTCACTTTTCGGGCCTCATACGGAATATCCACCGTTTTGATATCCAATTTCCCATCCGGAGATGTTCCAATGTGTTTCTTTGTCTTAATATTCTGCATCAGTTCATCCAAATCAGCACCCTGGAAACCGGAAACCACGTATATCGCATCCGTAAAATCCTGCAGATTGTTGGAAAGGCTGCAGGCCATCAGATCATAATCATCGATCAGATCCTTGACCGGTTTTAATCCACTGAACTGTTTTGCACCGTTATCTATACGGAAAAACGGAATAAAATGAAAAGAAGAGCCAAACCGCTCTCCCTTCTCGTTCTTTGTTATTATATGTGGCCTGGGATTTAATGGTGCTTTGTCATCAGCCATTATCTCCCCATCACCTTCCTGAACATAATACCATGTTTCTCTCTCATCCCATACCTGGATCCTCTTTATTACTTTTTTCTCTTTTTCAATATGATCCACATACCAGTAGATCACATGTTCTTCCTGATCCTCCGTATCCTTTGCCGCCACTTCGACTACTCCCATGGAATCTGCATGCTGGAATCCAATCCTGTTATCAGCAGTATAATAAGCATACAGGTAGTCAAATCCTTTTGTAATACATCCCGTGAGTGCCTCATATACTTCTGACCAGAAACTGTCATCAAAATAAGTGTCCATCATACTCTGCAGATCCGGATCATCGGATCGAATAAAGTTTCCATCGCCTGAGAGCATATACTGGACTTCCTGATCTACCAGTTCCATGAAAAAGGGATGGGATATCCTCACATTGCTTCTCGTCGTATCTTCTTTCAGTTTTCCATCAGCATCCACATAAAAAACTCTTGTTCCTGCGATCTTATGTTCGCCTTCATAATACTTTAACCCCTGTCTTGCCATCCTCTTTTTATGGGATCCAGCATCCACTTCCATGAAATGTTTAATTTCATACATTTTTAACATATCAGATCCTTCCTAATACAACCATGTATCCGGTTCATAAAACGCAAGGGAAAGAGAATCCGCTGTGTCCGGCGATTCCAGTCCCCGTTTTTTCATCTCTTCTTTCGATTCCAGCTGTATTTTTCCTTTTGATGTCATGTGGTATTTCCGCACACTCAATTGTTTTATCATCTCTTCATCATAGGGAATTTCTATCTGGACATCCTGTTTCCCCTGCATATTGTTGGAAAAGTTGCTTTCCAGCAGTTCCTTGATATTTCCCCATATCTGGGATCCCAAGTTAAAGTAGTAGCCGTCTGTCGCGGAATCCCCGTTATTTACCGGAATCACTGTATAGGGTAGCTTCTCTTCTCGAATCACCTCATTTAGCCGATCCGTCACACCACCGCCCACGCCGGAATCGTCCACCTTGATCATACACTTCCTGATATGCGGGTAGCACTTCATGTAATCTTTACAACACCTTATCACATTTCCGGCCGTCTCCATTGTGTCCCTTTTGTTGTACTTCCTGAACTCATATACTTTCGCACTGATCCGCGGGGTAATAACTGTCTTGTCATCGCCAAATCTCGCCACGTCCACACCGATATGTAACATATTGGAAGCCTCAATATCAGACTGCCTGATCTTATTTTCTTTGGAACAGGCAAGCTCTACCGTTTCTAAAGAAATAAAAGAATCCAGCGCCCCTTTCGGAAACTGCCCGTCAATACGCACCCGGCATACATCGGAATCCTTTCCATACTTTGATTCCAGCATCGTTATATTGTCTTTGGATGTGCGCCCGCTGTTGCGGCTGCTTACCGTATGCGTCCGGTATTTATCCCGATCCTTATTGAAAGCGTCATAAAATACGCCTTCGATCCTGTTCGGATTTCCCATCAGGAGCAGTTTGTTATCCCAGCCCGTCAGTGTGCCCAGCAGAGCTTCCATGATGGGATCCGTGACACCTGCTGCCTCATCCACGACGATCATCATGTGATCCTCGTGGAAGCCCTGCATGCTTTCCGGTTTTGTTGCAGTCTTTGCTATAGCAAACCATCTTTCGGAATCGCCCTCAACATATACCTTCGTTTTTGTCCAGACAAGCAGTTCCTGAATCATTGAACTATCAAGCCACTTCTTTATCTCCGCCCAGAGCACGTTATAAAGCTGCTGCATTGTCGGTGCCGTTGCAATGATCTTTGAATAGGGCCTGCAGATCAAAAACCATATGATAAGGCCGGCTTCCAGTGCCGTCTTGCCGACACCCTGACCGGACTTTACAGCGACTTTCGGATAAGCCGCGACATCCGCCACGACTTCATTCTGCCAGTCGTCACATTTCATATTCAACAGGTCTTCCAGGAATGCAGCCGGATCGTCATAATATACTTCAATCGCGCTCATCAGCTCTTCCATCTGCTTTCTCCTTCCGCCGCTTTGCTATTTCTATGACCGCTTCTTTCCAGTTTTTTGCCTGTTCTTTTGCATCCGTTTTAGTCGCTCCTTCCAGTTCCAGATAATCTTTTACTGTATTTTTGAGCGTGCTGATCGCTGTGCTCTGGGCTTTTAAGAAATTCGCCTGCTTATCCCATGCCTGTTGCACTTCCCAGGATTCCCCAAGTACATTGCCCTTCTTCTCTTCCACCTTTTCAATCGTCTTGTCCTCTTTATCCCTTACATACATGATCTGCTGCGATCGGATAATCGCTGCATATTGGATCTGTATCTCATGCCAGACTATCTCCAACGGACTATCCGGCATTTCTTCGATAATAGAAAAAGTCTCCTCCGGTAGATACTTCCGAAAGAGACCATGTTTTTCTGCATTGCTATTTTTCTTCGGTGCGCCGTGGCCGGCAGCATTTTTGTTGCCTGGTTGGGCACCTTTTTGTTTGGTAATGTTACTATTCTCGTTTGGTAACGTTACTTTATCCCATTTATCCTGATTCTTCCACTTCCTTACCTGTTCTTCCGATACCTGCAGCTCCTCTGCAATGCTTTTCAGCAGGCGGCTTTTCCCGCTTTCCAGCCAAAGCTGCCTTGCTTTGTCTCTGCCGGGGCTCCTTGGTCTTGCCATGCTCGCCGCCTCCTATTCGTTTGTTTTGAAAAAAGAGACAACCGAAGCTCTCTCTCATCTTATATATATCTTTTTAAGCCGATACCATCCAATTAAAAAATATTAGAAAATCATTTAGACATTTTTATTATAGTACATGCATATAACAAAATAGAGCGGACAATCTACCAATAATTAGAAAGGAGGTAAAGTCTTATGATAAATATTGCGGGCTTATTAGCAATATGTTCGCTGCTCACGAACATATTTGCTTTGATTCTTTCATATCTCACCTATAAAGAATCAAAAAATTACACAATCTTTATATCGCAACCCCTATTTATGTATGAGATATATGTCACATCTATTCATTTTGATGATATGTGTGTCACTCATACAATCCTTATTGTACATTACATATCATAAATCTTATACACGCCCGAATCTTAAATCTGTCGAGAAATGAATCCATATAATTGGGTTCATTTCTTTTTTTACAGACTATGTTACATACCCACTTTTTATGCCAAATTTTAAGAAATTCTAAAAACTGCATAGCTTGTCCACTTATTATATTCTATTCATGAAATTAAATAAAAATTACATTTATTTTGCGACAATCTTTTTATACATAGAAAATACCCAGCCACAATTCTGACTAGGTATTTTTTAAAATGTATTGGAGGAAAAAGTTTTTCAGATACCATCTTCATTTTACATTTTATTGCATTGGAACCGGAAAAAACGGAAAAAACGGAAATTTTTTAATTTTTTAAAAATTTTTCAAATTCTTTTCGCACACTCTCTCCTGATACATTTCTTCCAATCCTTTTTGCAACCTGCTCCCATGTGTTCTGATCAAAAAATTTATATCTTATAATCCGCTGCATCCGCACCGGTATCGTCAGCATCCACTCTTCTACCTGCACCTTGATCTGCTTTGCATTTGCCTTTCTCTGTTTCAGCAACTCCTCTTCATGCTGCAGATGATCATCATCTTTTACAGAAAATGCAGATCCCTGGATCTTGAAACTTTGTTCTGTATATGGAAATTCATGCATGGATCCTTTTACCTTCTCCTGGATGATCGTTTTCTTTTTCTGATTCAGTCTAAAAATATCTTTCTCTGTTTCTTTTACAAGTTCGCATGCATCTATGTAATCCGACAATAACCGTTTATCCAAATTCTCCCTGTCTCCTTTCCGGACGGCAGCACTGGCCGCCCTTCTTTATTTCCGTGATATATACTCCGCCAAAATCAGGCGCTGGTGCTTTTTCTTTCCCAGTCCATTTCCCGCAGTTTCCTCTGATGGATCCCAAAAATATCTTCCAGCGTGTCCCAGATGTAAAAGTCACCGGTACGCTCCCCGGCTTCTATCTTTGCATAGTATTGATGGCTTATTCCGATCAGATCCGCAGTCTTCTGCTGTGTCATGCCTGCTGCCATTCTGGCTTCTTTCAATGCTTTTCTCATTTTCTACCTCTTTTTGATAAATTCCCTTTCTTCCGGATCCCATACAAAGCCGATTTCCATTTTATCCTTATATCTTTTCAGGGCCATAGAGATTGATGTTGGAGTCACCCCCATTTCATCCGCTATTTTTTTCTGAGACCAACCCGCTTTATAGAGAGCTGTTATCTTTCCGTAATCGACTTTGTTTCTCTTTTTTACAGGTTTCTTTTCAGGTTTTTGGCTGGAATCCTCTGCTGCCATTTGCTGCACCGTTTCCACTTCTCTGTCCAGCTTCTCTATGATATAACCCAATGCCTCCATGATCGCCATCATGGCTGACAGCCCTGTATCTTCTCTGTCGGTCATCCTGTATTTTGCCTTGTCCAGCATTTTTATTATTTTATTCTTTTCCATGGCCGCCTCCATATCAATTTTCCGGCTTCCCGCACCGCTCAAATTCTATTACCCATACCCATGGATTGGCATCCCATCCATATTGATCGATCTCTGACTTTTTCACTGTAGAATCCCAGATATCTATAAAACCTTTCCTCGCCTGCTGGCAGACATTCTCCGGATCGTTGTATGCTTCCGGTCTGATCACTACTCCTTCCGCAAGAAAATCACCTGTATTCATATCCTGCAGACGTTCCACCCTTACGTCCGTCACTTCAAGCCATATTCTGGCTGCCTGCTTCGGCATGTGAATCGATGGTTTCCATGGCATTCGATCTTTATATCCACCATCCGGATCAACCCAATAATTAAACGGCATATCGTCATCTGCATAGTACACATAACGCCCGGTATCTTCTATGATATGGTCAGAATCGTCTATGTCATACACATAATTCCATGTTTCCCGAACATATAAAGTATCGCCCGGACGATATGGCGCATAATGTTCGATATAATACCCATAGCGCATCCACAAAGGAAGTATGCTGTAATCTTTGATATGTCCCTCGGCATCTCCATTATCCACACTGGGATTTACCCATAATCCTTTTCCCTGACAGTAACCCTTTTCCTTCGCTGTTTTCCTGCCCTTAGGCATAATCACTCGCCTTGTAACCGTTTTCCGGCCGTTCAGTATCGCCTGGACCATATCTGTATTAAATAATATTGGTAATACTCTGCTCATCTGATCCTCTACCTCCTCCATTCTTCCGCCAGAATTTCAAACTGCACACTATCATGAAGCTTCCCGTCCATCAGTTTAGCGATCTGCCTTTGGTACGCACATTCCCGCCCGCCATGCTTTTTTATAAAATTGCGGTATCCTCTGACAGCAGGATTGTCAGCAAACGCAAACCATGAAACCCTGTTCATGTGATAAATCTCAAAAAGGTTGCATACCACTTCATATACATCTTTTGCAAATATTGCATTTCCCCTGTCGTAGCTGATAATGCCAAAACGGTCAGCATTCATCGCCTGCCAGTCAACTGCATAGGTTATGTATCCAATAACATTATCGTTTTTATCAACAGATACGAATTGGTGGCAGTTATAATTATCTTCATTGATAACAATCTGACAGTTTCCTGTCCCGCCTTCCCAGAAGATATTTTCGGGCTTGTACCATGCCTTTATGTTTTCCTCCTGCAGTTTTTCTGCATATAATTGTGCCGGTTTTATCATTCTCTCTTACCTCTTTCTGCCTTATGTTACTGATAAATCTATTGCAATTAAAATCCGCCATGATATAATAATTGATATGGAAGCATAGCTCAGCTGGGATGAGCGCTCGCCTGACTAGCGGGAGGTCAAGGGTTCGAGCCCCTTTGCTTCCATTTTTTGTACTATTTTTTCCCTCACCTCATTCCGGACACACTCCCCAGATATTTTATAACCGCTTTCATTCCTATCCTCCTCTTCTTTCGGGCACCGGCATCCCTGTTTTTTTCCATGACTGGTACCTCTCATATTGCTCAAAATTTGGCGTTGTTTTGATAATCCTTCTATTTCCACACCATCTTTGCATATGTTGACATATTTTGAAGTCTTGAAGCTGCTCTCTGGTATAGATCTCCTCCACTCCTTTCAGCCAATGTCCTTTTTGATCCACAAATTTCTGCTTATCATATATCATTACAAACGGCATATATCCCATTGCCCTCAAGGTATAAATTCTGTATAGATCCTCAAAGTGTGTACTCCAATGGTTAACCAACACATACACACCCACATCTCTTGTCTTTTTCAGGCCACTTTCTGCAAATTCCCGAAATTTCTCTACCAGGTTTTCCCTTGGATCATCCCATGCGAAATGATAATCTTTCACCCGGATTTCCCGCAGCGCCTCTATTACCTCATCATTCAGAAACCTCACATCCATCCCGCCATTAAATTCCACACACGCCCCTGATTTTGATAGCTGATCCAGAAGGTTGATCCGATCTTTGCAGGCCAAAATATTCTGATCATACAAAATGATGTTTTTCTGGCCTCTCCAAAATTCCGATAGATCTGCAGCCTTCACCGATACCCGGCCATCCTTCTCAGGCGTTATGCAGAAAGAGCTATGATTGCACCGCGGGCATCCTCTTGTGAGCCATCCATATGCTGTATCTTTTGTAAACTCAGGATATAGGGAATAATCCGGGTATATATGCTCTATCTCATCCGGCAGCGTATTCTTCAGATCGTACCCGCTCCCGCCCCTTCTCACATCCCTGCACCTCAGCTCTCCCTCTGGTTCTTTTGATTCCGTGAAGATCTTGCTCATATAGATCCGGTCATATTCCCGGCTTTCTATCTTTCCTCCATCCTGCTGCCACTGCACAAATTCCACGGAATCACCCGCCTTTTTGTGAAATGCAGATATTTTCATAAGTGCCAGATTGGGGAAATTATGATCATCTACTCCGATCAGCCCAACTCTCATCTTTATCACTCCTATGCAAATTTGATCTGATCTCCGCTCATATCCAACCGCATGGCCGGTTGCCTGCTGCCCACTTTCAGATACCCGCAGTTTGCCTCCACCAATTTCTGGGCCATGATCGGCACCACGCTATTCCCAATCCTGGCCACTTGCTCCTTTATTGGATATGGCTTGTAATTTATATCCCGGTCAATTATGTAGTCAGCGGGAAATCCCTGCATGATCTTCAGCTCCTCCGGCTTCAGCATCCTGAGAAAAATATCTCTCAGCTCATACTTTTCTCCCTTAATATCCATCACGGCGCTCACAAGCCCAAATCTGTCTTTTGTCGTGATAGTTCCCAGAGGATCCACTGCCTTCTGCCCGCATCCGGTACCGTAATACTTGATGAAAAATGCAGAGACTAACCCAAAATGCCCCGGTGAGGTTGTAATGGTGTGGATCGGCTCCTCGCACCCCTGGCCGATCCCGGTCTTGTAATACTTTGTTACAAATGCCACCACAAGCCCATATCTATTGCTTGTATCAATGGTTTTTACCGGCTCTCTGAGGCTCTGGCCCCGTGCATCCCCCTCCTTCTGCTCTCCGTGATACTGGATCAGGAAGGCATATTCCTCATCATTCTTCACAACATAAGGATCCGGGTTATTCACCACATACTTCACCATACCATTGGCTATCCGTTTCATGGTTGCCTCCGCCAGAGGCTTCTTGCGGTCAAATATGGATCTTCCCAGATCCGACCAATCAATATACTTCCCGCACTCCTCCCAGGGCAGGAGGCCGCCTGCTGCCGCCTTGCTGTGAGTAGGTACCGGCCATATTATTGGCCGTCCATCCTTCCTGAAAATGGCATACCACCGCTTTCTAGTTGTCGGCGCTCCATAATCTGCCGCCACAAACTCCCGGCTGTCAAACTGATACCCCAGGCCCTTCATGGCGTTTATGAATTTGTTGTAATCTTCCCCTTCCCGGCTCCTGATCGGGTGCCCGCATTCATCAAGCGGCCCCCACTTCTGGATCTCCTCCACGTTCTCCATGATGATTACATCCGGCAGGATCGCCTTTGCGTGTTTGTATACTGCCCACGGCAGGATCCTGAGGCCCTTTTTTCTCGGCTGTGATCCTTTTGCCTTGCTGTGGCTTGTGCAATCCGGGCTTGCCCACATCAGCGCCACATGGCGGCCTTTTATGTACTTTTTCAGATCCACCTCAAAAATATCCTCTGTGAGATGAATGGCCCCTGGATGGTTTACGGTGTGCATCCTGATTGCCTCAGGATCGTGATTGATCGCAATATCCACCGATCTGCCCAGGGCCATCTCTATCCCGACGCTGGCCCCGCCGCCACCGGCGAAGGCATCCACTATCAGATTATCTTTCATCGCTCATCCCCCCAGTAAATCAAATAATGACATCTGTACAGGTGGTACATCTTCCCATTCCACTCCGATATAATCAAGCACCCTGCCCCAGCCATATTTTTCACCCGTTCCTGGATCCATGCAGCATCTGTACATCCAGAATTCCCATTCCTTCGGATTATCTTCCCGCAGACGGTCAAATCTATGCGGTCTTTTTTCCAGATGGATCCCGAACCCGCACATGCTGCAGCCTGTCCGCTGTGCCCTGGTTGTGTAAAGGCTGCCGTTCTCATGACGTTCTACCCCTCCGTAAATAGCCGGCACAATCGTATCTAACGGCTCATAAGGAATAAGTTTCCCCATTTTATCCCGGCTGTACGGCTGCTGATAATACAGCTTTTCAAACAGATCTACATGATCCTGATACCACCTGTCCATTTCCAAAACCAGCGTTAAGATATCCTGACGCATAAATATGGCAAACGGTGCGGAACGTGTCACGGTTTTCCCGTAATAATTACAGCCATGCTCCACTAATGATTCTTCCCGCTGTCCTCCCTCGCTGGCCATCATGCCTAGATACGGATAACTGTTATGAGACTTTGCCCAGTCATCACAGGGTTTCTCTTTCAGCCAGTAACAGCAGTCATTCGATACCAGAAAATCCGGCTTCCGGTAATTCACTCCCTCGTTTTCGTTCTCATATCCCCCAAACAGGAAAAGCCATTTTTGCGGAAGCTTCATTCTGCTGTTTTTTGCAAAATGACCCTGTTCCCCGCATTCTCCTGTTATAATGGCATGCCGTACTGTTTTATTATCTTCCGTCGGATGCTGCAGCAGATCTATCTTTCCTGCAATACGTTTCGAGATAACCGGAAAGCCCTTTTCATTGATAACTTCCACCTTTGTTTTATAGGATTTTACGATTTCTATTCCCAGCGCTTTATGTACTTTCTGTATGCTCTTATCTTCCACAGCAGAAACTGATATTCCCGGAACATCAATTCCTATACTCTTTAACCAGATATACAGTGTAATGCTGTCCAGTCCTCCCACAGATACATGCGCGCCACATCCCCTCCTTTTCAT